TGCTAATCATATAGAATTTCCACAGTATCATACAGTAAGAGAGATATCAAGTCTCGGCGATAGTATCGACCAACGTAAAGTATTCCTCGGAGGTAAGGAACGAAAGCAACAACGTTTTCGATTATACTCCCTATACAAAGATATACGACTACATGGTATGACACACCCTATCATTGTCAATACTTGGAATAATGATAAGGTAGCAGTAGGCAATCAGAGACTATGGTATGCGAAAGAACACGGCTACACCCACATCGATTGTTACGAGTGTGCCAACGATAATATATACTTAGAGGTATTTAATTTTTGTAATAGTGAAACGTACTGGGAGAAATATATGAATGAAGAAGTGAAGGAATTAATAGCACGAGAGATAACACACCCACAACACCATCAACTCATACCACTAGACGAACTCACCTTCAAGTGGGATAACGTCACGGGTAACTGGGAATCATACGCTGATAGTAGGGGCATAAACTTTAGGCCACTGTTCGAGGATATGGACAAGAATGGCATGTTACACCCCATCATGGTCCGTAGAATGAACGGAAAGTATCGAAAGTGGCAGGCTGGTGGTCGTAGGATACTATGGGCGAAAAAGAACGGATACACTCACATCTCGGCATATGTCTTAGAGTCCCAGGACGATGTGGACAGGATATACACAGAGACATTTGACGAGAAGTATAAATAAACATGAGGTAATACATTATCCACCCTTTCTGGGTGTTGAGTTTAAAATTAATCAAGGAGAAAATATGTTAAGATTAATTACTATTACGGCGGTATTCATGTCGCTATTTGCCTATCAGGCTATGGCTGCGGATATCACACCGTATGGTACCTTTAACTACAAATGGTCACACGATGAGAACACTTCAGGCGTGGCACACGATAAGTTGGAGAACAACGGATCAATCCTAGGTATAGATGTTATCGAAAGTTTTGATGAGGGAAGTTCCATATCGGGTATCGCCAAGTTAGAGGTGGGCGTTGATGTTGACGATAGTGGATCAGACACACTGGACTCTAGGCTGGCATATGTTGGTATAGAGAATAACGGTGTATCTATCACCGCTGGTCGTCAGGCACACTCATGGGTTTCTAAAACTGGAAACTTCGAGGTGTATGGATCTAACGCTGTATTCAAATATGGTGACCGTTCATCGAACACAATCAAATTGGACAATGGCTCTCTAAGTGTCATGGCGATGATTGATGGTTCCGCTGGGCAAGATGGTATTGATATGTGGGAGGGTTCTCTCTCTCATAGTATGAGTGGCATTGATGTATCAGTAGGATATGCTGATGACGTGGTTAACGATATCTCTTATTGGGGCGGTGGCGCTTCAACAACTGTAGGTGATTTAACAATCGCTTCGACCTATACCGTGAAGGATGCGGCAACGGATCTTGTAGGTATGGAAGCAACGATTGGATGGAAAGCATTAACAGTTGGTTACGGAGATAAAGAAGGTACAGGAACGTATATGACTTATGGTCTAAGTCATTCAATGACAGAAAGCCTAACCGTCTATGCTGAGATGCAACAGGACGATTTAGATACTGGAACAGACCTACAACATTATAGCGCAGGTGCGAAATTTACGTTCTAAACAAATAAACAAGGAGAAAAACAATGGATAAATGGATCAAAGATTTAGGCGCATGGAAAGATTATGGGCTAATCATATTAGCAGTATCAATCTTTACAGGAATACTACCAGTGATGGCAGTAGTCAAGTGGGGTCTAATTGCTTGGATCGCTGTCAACTTATGGCAGAGACATTCAGCAAAATAGGAAACTAAGATGAGAGACATAACTAAAAATCGCTGGAAAAAACTTTTCTATGTAGTGGTTGTTATATTCGCTTTCTGGCTTGGTCACCAATATGGTGAAGAGGCTGCGAAGATGATTGACGAAGTACCAGTACCAAAGATTGTTTTTGAGAGTGAACCTGAGATAGTTGTCCCTGAAGTATCAGCGGACGAGATACGAGGTTAATCAAAACGACCGTATCGTTGAATTAAGATTTTTCGAAGTCTTTCCCAGACGATACGGTCATACACTTGTCGACCATTCCTTGGTTCTCTCATGGCAAGTTTATCATACTTCATCTTACACTTCAAAATCTTCTCTAACATAACCTACACTCCCTCACACCAAACTTCCAAAACTCTTTCAATTCTAAATTCAAGGTAAACAGTTCACCGTCAATGGCTTGGCCAATAAAGAACGGCACTAAGAGTGCCGTAACAAATAATATAATCCAAAATATTTTACCTTTCATATAAGGCAAAAGTTTGTGCTTCGTTCATTAAGACATAACTCGGGTTACGTCTATAAGTATCCGTAGATGAACCACGATACCTAACTCTCAATTGTAGTCTATTCTTTCTGATAAACTCTTTAACAAATTTCAAATACTTGATATCAATTTTTTTCATCAATGACATTTCACTATACGGTGGGTAAGTGAAAGGTATCTGATTGTCAAACATAAAATCGTATAACATTTTTTTCATTACGCTGCCTCCACTAAAGAGTAGGGAACTCTCCACATACCACCAAGGTTGGTGTCTCTGATGACAGCCTTCTTAGGGTTAATTGTTAAGATAACACCAGGTCTCTTACGACCGTTAGGTCTTCCAAAGACAACATGGTCTCCTCTTTTGAAGTCATGTTTAGAGTTGGACTTAGCGTCTCTAATCGCACACTCTAATAAGAACAAACTATCTTTGTTAGATTTGTCCTTGATAAATTCTAATATATCAGGTAAGTTTTTAAATTCAAGTTTCATAATATAGTCTTTCTTTGTTATTATAGTTATACTATACACCAAAATGGTGTATTTGTCAAGCGTTATTATTCGTCTCCGTATAAAAATTCTGTCGCACCAAACATTTCCATAGAAATCTTTGGACATGATTTGATGATAACAATTTTCATTGTATCTCTAACCATTGTATCTAACCTATCAATAAAATTAGTAGCGGCAATAAACTGTCTACCATAGATAAGGTTAGCAACTGTCTCATAATCTTGTCCGTCAAACGGAGTATCTTTGTATTTAAGTAAGTTGTTTCTAGTAGTTTTGATTCTCATAATATAGTCTCTTTCTTTGTTATTATAGGTATACTATATACTATAAATAATAGAAAGTCAAATAAAAAATACACTTTTTTTTAAATTAAAAGTGTTGTTTTTCAATGACTTAGTAATATTGAACAAATAAAAAGTGTTGTATTTTTACAACAAGTGGAGATTTTATGGGATTTTTAGACAAATTATGGACAATGACGGATAGTTTATGGCAACCAAAGAGTAAGAAGGGTAAGACGAAGAACCTGGCAGAACACTTTGGCACACCAGAAGAACCAAAGAAGAAGAAAAAGAAGGTAGTCAAAAAGAAGAAGAAGGCTGCCAAGAAGAAAGAGAAGAAGTAATGGGTACATGTATAAATTGTGAACACGGTTGCCACTGTTCTAGTGGTGGATCTTGTCAGAGTTGTGAATGTGCGAATTGTGAGCACGGGTAATGGCTATAAGTAATAATAATTATAGACAGGGTCCAAAGAAACGCACATCTATTGGTAACAGTTGTAGGTCAAGGCCTAAGAACAAACAAAAGAGACGCCAACACACCAGGTCCAGGGGACAGGGTAGTGCCTAGTGTCCATCGAAATGGTGATAGCAATACTGGTGGCGGTATCGTTAGTTCTAGTCGTAACGTCAATGTGAATGGACAACCCATCTCCGTAGATGGAGATAGTGTCTCGGCACACCCAGTAGGGCATATAGGAGTTAAAACTGCCAACGGTAGTGGTAGTGTCAAGGCGAATGGCAAACCAGTCAATCGTCAAGGTGACGCTGACACCTGCGCCCATACAAGAAGTTCAGGGAGTTCTAACGTTTTTGCTGGGTAACTTGATAAATAGTTATCATGGCAATACTACAATCAGGATATAGAGACGCAAGTGGCACCAATGCGAGTGCCAGGAGTACGAGACTTTATAGTGACTTGGCACTTTCTTTTGAGAAGAACGTGGCTACCAAGGATCTGATTGTGAAGAAGGACGTTGAGGCTGTCAAACAATCTGTCCGTAATCTCATACTGACAAATCATTACGAGAGACCATTCCACCCAGAGATTGGGTCAAGTGTGGCGGCACTATTGTTTGAACCAATGAACCCCATCACGGCAAACGTATTACAACGTGCCGTATCTGAGGTCATAGAAAATTTTGAGCCACGTGCCAGACTTGTATCTGTAATCGCCTCAGCGCAACCAGATAGAAATAGTTACGAAGTGACTATCAGTTTTTATGTCGTTAATGTACCAGGTGAATTAATAACCTTAACAACAATGTTAGAAAGAAGTAGATAATGGCAAAGAGATTAAGTGTCACCAGTTTAGACTTTGATGATATAAAAAATAATATGAAGACGTTTCTACGTCAACAAGACCAATTCACAGATTACGACTTCGAAGGGAGTACGATATCAACTCTACTAGATGTGTTGGCATACAACACACACTACAACGCGGTCTATGCCAATGTTCTCGCCAACGAGATGTTCCTAGATAGTGCGGACATACGAAACAGTATCGTCTCACATGCGAAACATGTAGGTTACACACCAAGAAGTGCGACCTCACCAATTGCCAAATTAAATGTGGTCGTTTCTGACCTAACAGGATCAAGTGCTACCGCGGCAAGAGGTACAACTTTCACAACAACGGTTGATGGTACATCTTACAACTACATCGTTAAAGATGATACGACAATCTCACCAGTTTCAGGTGTCTATACATTTTCTGAATTACCAGTCTATGAGGGCACGTTAGTTAATAACAAATATACGGTTGACGTTACAAACGCTGACCAAAGATTTTTAATTAAGAATAAATTTGCTGATACCACAACTCTACAGGTTACGGTTCAGAATAGTTCAAGTGATACGACCACGGTAACTTACACGAAGTCAACAGACTTGGCAGATGTTACATCTACATCAACTGTCTATTACCTAGAGGGTGTCGAAGATGAACAGTATGAAGTTATATTTGGTGATGGTGTCTTAGGTAAGGCATTGTCAACAGGTAACATCGTCACACTATCTTACATCGTAACGAGTGGTACAGGCAGTAACGGTGCCACATCTTTCAGTCTATCTGGTAACATCGCAGGTAGTTCATCAGCGACTATCACAACGGCGAGTAATTCATCAGGTGGGGCAGAACCAGAAACACCAGATAGTATTCGTTTCAACGCACCAAGACAGTACGCTTCACAGAACCGTGCCGTCACTACAAAAGATTACGAAGCGAGAGTGAAGACAATCTTCCCTAACGCTAAGTCAGTTCAGGTATGGGGTGGTGAGGATAACAGCACACCAGTTTATGGTCGTGTCTATATCTCCATCAATCCAAAATCTGGTGTCTCAGTTACAGAGAGTAACAAGGCAGATATCATCACACAGTTGAAAGACTTCAACGTTGCGAGTATCACACCAGTAATAGAAGATCCAGAGACAACTTTCATTCAGTTAAATGTCGTGGTCAAGTATGACCAGAAGGCAACAACTAAGGCACCTGATACAATCAAGTCATTAGTTCAGAATACGATTACAACATACAATGAGAACAACCTACAACAGTTCGACCAGATGTTCAGACACAGTAAATTCATAGAGACGATAAACAAGGTTGATACGGCGATACTATCAAACATCACCACGGTAAAATTACATAAGTCATTCACAGCGACAACGACTGGCACGACAACTTACACGATAAGTTTCAACAACGCATTTTATAATCCACATAGTGGGCATAACGCAAGTGCTGGTGGTATATTAGTCTCAACAGGATTTAAGATATCTGGTGATACGACTAACGAATATTTCTTAGATGAAGACGGACAGGGTAATGTGAGGTTATACTACGTCACCGCAGGTGTTCGAACATACACGAACAATACTCAAGGTACGATTAACTATACGACCGGACAGATTGTGTTAAACTCATTACATATAAGCGAAGTATCAGACGTTGATGGTTCTACATCAACGGCAGTAAGATTAACAGTTGTGCCAAACTCAATTGATATCAAACCAGTTCGTAACCAGGTCATAGAGATTGATGAAACAAATACTACGACAACTGTAACCGCTGATGACTTCGATACAACTTCAGGTATAGGTTATACAACAACAACAAGTTATGCTTAATCTATGGCTAAGTTCAACAAGAAATTAAGTCCGTTAGTTAACAGACAGTTACCCCAACACATACAGGCTAACAATCCACTCTTAGCGGAGTTTCTAAAACAATACTACGTCTATATGGAGGCGGCACAGATTACACTATCGAGTGTCACTGCTTCAGACCAGATATTATTAGAGACGGCATCAGAGGGTTTCCTGGCACTAGATGGCACAGACGATAAGAGTAATAACGAAAACGATTACATACTCAACGAGGAAGGTAGTGTTGGTGAGTTCACAAAGGGTGAGACGATAACAGGTTCTACCTCTGGTCAGACGGCAACGATACTGGCAGAGGACACGGACAATCTAAAAATTTATATTAGCGCTAACAGTTTATTTGTAACTGGTGAGACCATCACGGGTAGTTCATCTGGCGCTGAAGGTATCATTGGTAAGTATCGTGGTAACCCTAACGAGACACTAACCCAACTATTAGAATATGCGGACGTCAATGATACGATAGATGACTTCTTCGTTCAGTTTAGGAACACATTTTTACAGACGATACCAAATAGCCTCACAGATGGATTAGATAAGAGACAACTGACGAAGAATATCTTATCATTGTATAAGAGAAAAGGCACGAAGAAGGGACATGAGATTTTCTTCCGTGCGTTGTTAAACGAGACACCAGAATTATACTACCCAACAGTTGACATGTTGAGAGTATCTGCTGGTAAGTTCAACACATCAAACATATTAAAGATTACATTGGTATCACCGTCAGATGGTGATATGACGAAACTAAAAGGACAGACGATAACACAGGCAAACATCGTTGGTAATACTAACGTCAACCTGGCGACAGCGACCGTAGAAGATGTATCTGTATCAAGTGTTCAACTTGGTGGTGTCCAGAGAGATGTTGCGACACTCATATTGAACAAGGCGAGTATCAGTGGCACTTTTGTCACTAACGATGGTAGCACGATGTTGTTAGATGGCACAGATGGCAGTTCAACAAATGCGGGTGACCAGATACTCAACGAAGATGGCACGACAATATACCAACAGACTTCATCGACACTCACTGGTGTTCCAAATGATGATCCAGATGTTACCCTAACATGTACGATTCACTCTATCGTAGATGATGTTACCGTATCAGAACCAGGACGTTACTATACGGTTGGTGAACAGGTTGCCATAGACCCTAACGAACAAAGAGGTGGGGGTGGCATGGTCGCACAGATTGATAACACATCTTATGGTAGTGTCGATAGTATCATCATTAATGCCGCAGGCACTGGTTACGCTGAGGGCGATGTTCTTGCCGTGACGAACCCAACACATGGTTCTGGTCTGGCAGGTAAGGTTGCCGTAGTCAATGGTGGTTTCACATTAGAACAAGATACACTAGACGATGGTATCATCATGTTAGAAGGCAGTTCAACTGACCAACTCGTCATGGAGGCACAGACTAACTCTGGCACAAATGATATCACAAAAATTTTAATTACAAATGCTGGTGGTGGTTATCTATCATTACCAACAGTTACGGTCACATCATCTGGTGGTAGTGGGGCAGATGTATTCCCTGTATCAGATAGTATTGGTAAGGCATTATCAGTTAAACCAATCGACCAAGGATTCAGATACGAAGAACCACCTGGGATACTACCTAAGTTACATATGCAGATTGATAATGTATCAGGTGCGTTCGCTGTAAATGAGACGGTGAGTTCAACGAAAGAAGATAACATAATCCTAGAACCATTCCAAGAATTAGATTATGCGATACTCTTAGAGGATCACAGACAGGCTGTGATACGATTAGATGGCGAACAGGGTGATTTGATAACAGAGGACGGTGATAGTATCGCCTTCGAGGAACTGGCGACAGATCCAGTCTTCGATGGTTTCGAACAAGATAAGATTATCACGGAAGATGGTGACAAGATTGTTAATACTGTTTATGAGGTATCAGATACGACAGACTATCTCACGGTCACCCATAACGGGTCAGATGATAGTAGGTTGTTAAACGAAGATACATCGACAACAACTGCTGTCGTGGAAGAATTATTGGATTCAGATACGAACATCTTAACATTGAACACGGTAGATGGAACCTTCGATGATAAGGTAACACTCACTGGTGGTACCTCTGGTGCGACCGCACGAGTTCGAAGTGCTGATACGGCAATAATGTCTTCGAGTGTTGGCACGGTCATTGAGACAGATGGAGAGTTTAGTGGTGTTGATGGATTCATATCAGAGAGTACGAAGAAGATACAGGACAGTTTATACTACCAAGATTATTCATACATCGTAAAAGTTGGTGAGAGTATCACGGAGTGGAGAGACTATCTCAAATCTGCTGTACACCCTGCTGGGTTCTACTTCGCAGGTGAGGTTAGTATTCGTAGTAGATTAAATGCCAGAATGAAAACTGGATTCACTAGATTGTCTGGTAAGACTGAGGACGATGAAGTAATCGAAATCTTAACAGTCATCTTTGGAGAGAAACTTGGTAGAAGATTGGGTACGGCAACTGACGGTTCATCATTACGAAGTAACCCAGAGAGTACGATAGAGTTGGATGCCTCTTTCACAGCGAACACGAGAGCGGTGACCTTAAACCAAGACATAACAATCAAACTAAATCAACAGAGGACACCTAACACCACCGTTCACTCAACGACACCAACGACTGGCGTTATCTATGCGGGACCAAAACTGGCGACAGTAGGTCGTTTCGCATTGACGGCATTTGGTGAGACGAATGGTATGTCTGGTATCACAATAAAGACATTGAACGATTTGAAGATTATGGGTACGAATACATCTATCGATGGTGACGCGGTACAGATTGGTGACTTCTCGTTACCAATACATACGAATTTCGCATTACCTTGTGAGGTATCGTATCAATCAGACGATTTCTCATCTACAGGGCCTGCGGCAACAACTTTCGATACAACAGGCAAGAAATTTGATGATAACATCGCATAGAGGAGTATAAATAGAGTATATGGCATATCAAGCAATAGGATTAGGATCAAGTGCGAACGATGGGACGGGTGATACCTTAAGAGTAGGTGGTGATAAGGTTAATGATAACTTTGTCGAAATCTATACAGCCTTAGGGGCAGGTTCAACTACCGCATTGAAGATTATCACAACGGGTGCTTCAAATGGTGACGGATTAATATATAATTCATCAAACGCACGATTTGAACCAACAGCAATTCAGGCTACCACATTTACAACCCTAACAAACGAGGGATCAAGTGACGATAGTTTTGAGACAGTTATTGGTGTTGTGGATCCAACCGCAGATAGGTCAATCAATTTTCCAAACGCAACTGGTACAGTAATCACAACAGGTAACTTATCTGATGTGGTATATGGTGCGTCACTAACTTTTGAGGGTTCTACATCAGACAGTTTTGAGACGACCCTGGCAGTAACAGACCCTACCGCTGATAGAACAATCACATTACCTAACTTAACTGGTACTGTATCATTGACTACGGCAACAGAAACTTTAACAAATAAAACACTTACAAGTCCAACTCTTAATAGTCCTACTATTAACAGTCCAACAATTATCTTTGAGGGTAGTACGGCAGATAGTTTTGAAACAACAATCGCTGTCACAGACCCAACCGCTGATAGAACGATTACTCTACCAAATGCGACAGATACATTAGTTGGTAAGGCAACAACAGACACACTAACAAATAAAACTTTAACGACACCTGTAATAGAAGAAATTGATAGTACAGGTAATATTACATTAGACGCGGCAACAGATATTATCTTAGACGCAGGTGGCGGAGACGTATTCTTAAAAGATGATACTACTACATTTGGTTCATTAACGAACACAGGTGGTAATCTCATCATCAAGTCAGGCACAACGACCGCTATGACGATGAGTGGCGCCAACGTGACAATCGCAGGTAACCTAACAGTATCTGGTTCAACAACAACCGTGGATTCATCTACTGTTAATCTACAAACTGGATTCGTCTTTGAAGGTGCGACAGCGAATAGTTTTGAAACAACACTAACAGCGACAGACCCAACAGCAGATAGAACTATTACATTACCTAACCTAACTGGTACCGTATCACTTATCACAGCGACAGAGACATTAACAAATAAAACTTTAACGAGTCCAACAATCAATAGTCCAACTATTGTATTTGAGGGTTCGACAGCAGACAGTTTCGAAACGACAATCGCTGTAACTGATCCAACGGCAGATAGAACATTGACTTTACCAGACAAGTCAGGTACAATCGCTGTAACGTCAGACATTGTTTCATCACCAGGTATAGATGACCAATCATCTTCCAACGATGACCAAATTACAATAACAGATACGGCAGTTGTTATCAACGAGGATTCTGATGACCTAGACTTTAGGGTTGAGACTAATGGTAACGCTAACATGTTATTCGTTAGTGGTGGTAATAATATTGTTGGAATTCTTGGCGAAGGAGATTTAGGAGTAGGACTTCATATTAAGAATGGAGATACTGGAGGAAGTGTTAATGCTCTGGCAGATGAATTAGTCGTAGAGCGTTCAGGTTCTGCTGGTGGTATTAGTATCATAACAGACAATGACCAAACTGGTTACATATTATTTGGTGACGCTGACGCTACCGCACAGGGACAACTTTATTATGACCATACGAATAATAAAATGGGATTAATTGGTGGTACTGAACTCAACATAACCCAACACATCATACCAACCGCTGATGATACATACGACCTTGGCTCTTCTTCAAAACAATTCAGAGACATATATACAGGTGACTTAAACTTGAATAATACAAGACACAGGGCGAATGAGGTCGATGGGACTTCTGGTTCTTGGACGATACAAGAGGGTGATGATAACTTATACATACTTAACAGATTGAACGGTAAGAAATACAAGTTCAAATTAGAGGAGATACAATAATGGCTTTAGTAGTAGGTGGTGTAACTGTAACAGGCACACAGACATTGGATGCCAGTAAACTAACAGGCACGGCATCCGCGATTAATGGAAGTAACATAACAAACTTAGACGCGGCAGATTTGAGTGGGACACTACCCGCTATAAATGGTAGTAACCTAACAAATCTTCCAGCACCAAGTGCGGCAAATGTAACAGCGGGAATGGCTGGGGCGACAGGAGGTACGACAGGTACGTTCGCTCTATGTCACCAGACAAGTAGTGGTGGTACAAGAGTTCTCAACGATACTTTTGCGGGTAGTAACCTAAGATGGGCGGCATGTTCTGGTACGACAGACGGATTAGACTTCAACAGAAACCCTGCTGGTACTTGGAAATGTATGGGATTTAGTAATACTAACAATGCCGCATCACTGGCAACTCTATGGTTAAGAGTATCGTAAGGAGATAATGATGAAATTGAAAGCAATAAGAAACTTAAAATGGTTTACAGTAAGAGACAACGAAGGTAATCCATTCTTAGATGATGATGGGAATAACTATAAGGTTATTAATTGCGAGGCACAATGGGAACACCTAGGTGATTTGTGGATGCCTTTCACAGCAGATAAGTATGATCCAGAACAACACGGTAAAGATTTGTATGCCGCGTTAATAAATGGGGATCACGGCGAGATTGCCGCAGAATAGTGTATAAATAGATTATAAGGAAAGACAATGCCAGCAATAATTACAAAAGATTTTAGAGTACATAACGCCAGACAGTTTCAGGAATCATTTTCTGAGAGTGCTGATGTATATTACTTGGCGATAGGCAGACCACAGGCGTTCGCCAATGACCAAGCATTTAACGATGGGACAGATACGGCACCACCTACACCAGTAGATAGTGTTGGATCTATTGAACATTATGTCTATGATGACTTATTATCCGCGAAAAAGATAACAAGTTCAGACATTACCTTATGTATTCCAAGAAGAAACTGGACGACTGGCACAACATATGATTATTACAGGCACGATTACGGAGAGATTAATAGTGCGGGTACAGTAATTGCGGCAAACTCTGGGGCTACGACTTTATTAGATAGTACATTCTATGTAATGAATAGTACCTTCGATGTTTATAAATGTATTGATAACGACGGCGATACAGCCTCAACTACTGAACCTACGGGTAATAAATCAACGTCAGTATTCAGTACGGCAGATGGATACAAGTGGAAATACATGTATTCACTATCTGCCTCTGAACAGGCAAACTTCCTGTCAACAGATTTCATGCACCTCTCAACAGAGAGTACAGACTATTCAACTACGGCAGGTGCGATAGAACATGTTAAGATAACCGCTGGGGGTAGTGGTGGTTCTAACGGAACATACACGGGTGTCGCAATAAGAGGTGACGGATCAAGTGGTGCGTGTACGGTAGTTGTATCTGGTAATGCTGTAACCTCAGTAACGATAACGACCGCAGGTAGTGGTTACACTTTCGCAAGTATCAAGGCGAGTGATTTTGGAAACGTATCAGGTTCTGATATAGACTTCATCATATCACCACCAGGTGGTCATGCGTCAGACGTTATCACAGAGTTAGGTGGATTCTTCGTAATGATGAATTTAGATTTAACACAGGGTGATGGTAGTGGTGACTTCAACGTTACTAACGACTTTAGAAGGATCGCTCTATTAAGAAATCCAACAGACAGTACAACAGGTTCAACGGCAAGTGCTTCGACACTAGACGCAACAAAGTCAATCACATTTAGTGGTTCACCAGGGACATTCCAGGCAGATGAGAAGATTACACAGGCTACTTCTGGTGCGGTAGGGTATGTTGTTGATTTCAATTCGACAACTAAGGTATTGAGATACATACAACCACAATTCGCAAACCAGGGTATCGACACTAACCAAAATCTAACCGCCTTCACTGGCACGGCGACGGTTACTGGTGCGACTTCAGGTGCGACAGGCACACCAAGTTCACATGATACTACTCCAGAGTTGACGGCAGATAGTGGTGAAATACTGTATGTAGAAAACAGAAAACCTATCACTAGGGCGTCAGACCAAACGGAGAATGTAAAGTTAATCGTAGAGTTTTAGGAGAGATAGATGGCAACAAACTTTAACGTCTCACCTTACTATGATGACTTTTCAGATAGTAAAAATTTTCACAGACTTTTATTCAGACCTGCTTTCGCTGTACAGGCGAGAGAACTAACACAGTTACAGACCATACTTCAAAATCAGGTTCAACGATTTGGTGAACATGTATTCAAAGAAGGTAGCATGGTCATACCTGGTGAGGTCACACTTAACATCAAGTATGAATATGTAAAACTGGCAAGTCACTCTACAACGACCGCTTCTAACATGGTGGGTTTAACTGTAACAGGTTCTACATCAGGTATCGAGGCAGAGGTTGTGAATACGAGTGAGGCAACATCAACTGCCGCGGCAACTATCTATGTTACATATAAGAAGTCAGGCACAGACAATACAACAAAGAGATTTACAGAGGGTGAGACTTTAACCTTCACATACAACAGCACATCATCAAGTGCTGTCGTTGGTACATCTGGCACATCATTACCTACGAGTTCAAATGCTCTAGGGTTTGGTAGTTCAGTTAACGTACAGGCAGGTGTCTATTTCATTAATGGGTTCTTCGTTAAGAATAGTGAAGAAACATTAATACTAGACCCATACTCAAACAGTCCATCTTACAGAGTTGGATTCACAGTAACAGAGAGTTTCATAACACCAGAAGATGACACATCGTTAAACGATAACGCAACTGGTTCATCAAACATCAACGCTCCAGGGGCACACAGATTTAAAATCGCATTAACACTTTCGAAGAAACTTACAACTGATACGGACGATACAAACTTCGTAGAGTTGGTGAGAACAAAGACTGGTAATACAGAGAGAATTGTAAAACGTGCTGACTATAACATCTTAGAAGAAACACTGGCAAGAAGAACGGCAGAGGAAAGTGGTGATTATGTAATCCAATCTTTCGATATAGATGTTAGAGAACACAAAGACGATGGATCAAATCGTGGTATCTTCACGGCAGATAGTGATAGTTTACACGATGGGTTGAGTGCGACTAACTCAGAGGCGAGATTGGCTATTGGTCTATCTCCAGGTAAAGCATATGTTAAAGGTTACGAGTTAGACACCACGTCTCAAAAATTTGTAACGATAGAGAAGGCAAGAGATTTCGATACGATACAAAACTCAACTACAAGATTAGATATTGGTAACTTTGTCGATGTGACTAACATACATGGTACGCCAGATATTGGTACAGTATCAGGTGAGACAGAGGCATTCAAAGAGTTATCATTATTCAAAGATAAGAATAAGATTAGAGGCACGAACAATACAACGACTAACGTTGATGTTCAACAGATTGGTAGGGCGAAACCTAGATACTTCGAATACGTTTCTGGCACGGCAGGTTCATTATCAACAAATACAACCTCAATCTATAAATTAGGACTTTTCAATATCGACATGTTCACACATGTTGGTATAACTACGGCAGTTTCTTTCACAACTGGTGAGACAGTATCAGGTGGAACGAGTGGGGCTACAGGTGTTGTTGAGGCAATATCTGCCAGTTCATCAACTGACCCAGACGCATTTATCACGGAAGAGGGTGACCCATTAGTATTAGATGGCACAGACGCTTCCAGAACGAATGAGGGTGACCAACTCATCGCTGAACAAACTATCTTTACGACTATCGTATTGAGTAACGTATCTGGTACCTTTGTGGCAGCAGAGACGGTTACAGGTGGCACATCAACGAATAGTGGCACAGTAATTGGTGATATCTCTACACAGAAAGCGGTCAACAGTTTCGAGTTCGCTGAGGTTAAATCTGTGGGCATGGCAGGGTCACCAAACTTTACGGCAGACACGGTACTAAGTTCTAGTGCGTTAAATGAGAAAGACAAATCAAATATCACACTTGCGGGATCAATTGATATCGCGGCAGGCACAACAGTTATATTTGGTAAGAATACTAAGTTCAACACAGAATTAAAGATTGGTGATAACATCGTCTTTGAAGATGATAATGGGGCACAACACAGTAGATTTATTTCTGGTATCACAAATAATACCAGGGCGTCTATCACAGAGACGCAACAGACGGTAGTTACGTCCGCTTCCACACAGAGAAGAAGAACGAGATTAAATAACATCGATACTACGGCACTTGTTTATAAGTTGCCAGAGAATGTTATTAAGACATTGAAGACAGACACTAACGCAGGTATCACAGATACCTCACACAAGGTAAGAAGACAATTCGTTGAGACTTTATCATCATCTGGTCAGGCAACATTTAGTGCGGGTGCGAATGAGACTTTCAATGCCCACGCTGAGGCAGATTATACGTTATCGATAATGACGGCAGGTGCGAGTGATGGTGCTGTTGGTGATGTTATATCACTTTCAGGTAACAACCACGAGGGCGATAGTAAATTCACATTGACTGGTAGTCCATCTGGTAGACAAGTTCAGATTGACCTAGGGGCAAACTTCGCTACGGCAAAAGTTAAACTCGTGGCAACGATAACAAGAAGTATCGCCAACGAGAAAACGAAAGCATTAATAACGGGTGCGACAACAGCGATTTCAAGTCAGGCAAATTGTGAAGAAAAAACAATCAGTATGGGTAAGGGTGATATCTTCGCTTTAACAAGTGTTCATATGGCACCAGATTTCAGTACGGCGGCAACAACAAGTCATACTGATATCACAGACAGATTTACATTAGACAATGGACAGAGAGATAGTTATTACGACATTGGTCGTATCGTAAGGAAAGATGGGGCACAGACACCAACTGGTAGATTGTTAATCACTTTCTCACACTTCACACATGGTAGTG